TCGAAATATTTTGGAAAGTTATTTCCATAATTTTAAGCAAACGTTCTTGATCACTAACACTTAATTTTTTTGCTTTACGTTGAATCGTTTTAAATATTGGGTTTTCTTCTTCAATTTCAGAGGAAGGATTTGTTAAATCTGTAGACATTAATTTTGATAGTGATACACCAAAAAAATTTGCTATATCATTAAGAACTCCAGCTTTAGGAGTATATTTTCCTTTTTCCCATTCGCTAATTGAAGATGAACTTTTTCTACCTAACCTCGTAGCAAGATCTATTTGTTCGAGGCCATGTTTTTGGCGAAGAAATTTCAAATTTGTTGCGAAATAATTTTTTTCTTCTTTCATTGTTGCGTTCTTCCTTATTAATTTCTTTCTTATATAATATCACTTTTTCCGAACTGTGTAAAACAAAAAGAGAAAAAAATTTCTAAAAAAATGAAATAAAACTCTTGACATCGGAAAAACCGAAGTGTATAATGAATATATAATTTACGAAAGGAGATATGTATGACAAGTACATTAAAAGTTCTACGTCGTTTCCGAAACAAAACTCAACAGGAGTTATCTGAAGAAACAGGCATTACTGCAAGAACTATTCAAAGATACGAATCTAGTCCTACTAGTTTAAGAAGTGCAAGTTATAAAAATCTTGTACTACTTGCAAATGCCTTGAACGTCACAGTTGACGATTTTTTCTTGGACAACGTTTCGGAATTTCTGAAATTACCAAATTAGAAAGGAATAATATGGAATTACAAATTATTAACGAGCAGGAAGTTCTCGGTAAACACTTCACAGTATACGGCACAGCAGATGAACCATTGTTTGTCGCAAAGGATGTTGCAGAATGGATTGAGCATAGCAATCCTACGGAAATGTTAAAGTCAATAGATGAGGATGAAAAGCTGACCTCAACAATCCTTAGGGCAGGTCAAATAAGAGAAGTAAATCTCTTGACAGAGAACGGTCTCTATGAAGTTCTTATGCAATCTCGTAAGCCACTGGCGAAAGAGTTCAAGAAAAAAGTAAAAGAAATCTTGAAATCAATTCGTAAGCACGGTCTGTATGCTATTGATGACCTTTTGGAAAATCCAGATATGGCAATCGCAGCACTTCAGAAGCTGAAAGAAGAACGTCAATTACGCTTGCAGGCGCAGGAGGAAGTCGCTCAAAAGAACCAAATTATCCAAGAGCTACAACCAAAAGCAACATATTACGACCTGGTCTTGCAGAATAAAACACTTGTACCGATTTCAGTAATTGCTAAAGATTACGGGATGAGTGCTACGAAGCTGAATAAAATCTTGCATGAAATTAAAGTACAGTATAAGCAAGGTAGCACATGGCTGTTGTATCAAAAATATGCTAGTAAAGGTTACACACAATCTAAGACACATACGATTGATGCCGACTGTAGCAAGATGCACACATACTGGACGCAAAAAGGTCGCTTATTCATCTATGACTTGTTGAAGAATAAGAAAAATATTTTACCTTTGATTGAACAAGAGGAGGTAGCCTAAGCGTGCCACGGGCGAACAGTTTTATTCTTCAGGTTATTGAAGATTACGGGATTGAGTAGGAGGATCAGAAAGATGCCAGAGCAAAAAGAAAAATACCACGATAGACGTGGTAGGCCTGATGAATTGAAGGTTGAAAAAGTTATTCATCTTTCAATTTTGAGAGGCGAAGGAACTGAAGCGGATAGCATTCGAGTTGTGGAACAGTATTATGACATGGACGGCAATCTAATATTTGAATTAGATCCTTGCTCTCCGCATTATCAAGAATTTTTAGGTTTGCGTTGATCTTGTTTATCTTTGTCCAAATCTAAAATATCTTGTAGTAATTGCTCGTTGTCATGACGCTCGATATACCATTTTTGCATAAGTAGTTCTATAAACTTCAGCAACTTGTGAGCCTCATTCGGTTCGATATCCACTATAAGATTTATATCTTTTTCTGGATGGGCACCAATGTTTCCAAGTTTTCGTAGAGCATCGAGTACATTTTTAGTGCTTGGGTCAACAGACTCATTTAAAGCATCTATCTCATCTACTAACCTTGCTTTAGAAATTCCCCAAAAATCTCTAATCATTCCTTGTAAACAACGTCTAGAGAGGGTTGCAGAGGCTTTGGGGCTGAGATTTAAGATAGCGTGAGCTTCTTCATAATCACTTCTGATTGTTTGCGGAATGTAGTCTGGATAGGCTTTAGCAAGAGAAATTGGATTGAAGTGCATAATGCGATTTGGGAATTGACTACCAACGCCCACGATATCAATCGAAACTTTATGACAATTTGGACATTTCATTGTTTGTATTGTTATTTTGTCGTTCATATTTTCCTCAACTTTAATATGTGGACGACGAATCAAAAAATAGTGTTCTTCTTCTCGGAATGTATCGTAGTGGTTTGGGACAGAATAACCGCAAAATAAGCAGAATAGTTGATTAGAATCCATAAGATTTCTCCAATCATTTTATTTTGATTATACCATATTTGAAAGGGGGTGAGGGAATGAGACCAATAGGATATCGGCTTAATGTTGAAGTTTCTGGTATTGAAGAATTCAAGGAAGCCTATACAGAAGTAGCTAAAAAAGCCGAAGAATTGCAAGAAGCAATTAAACGGCTTAATGAAGTTGAATTGGAATTAAAAACCGAGTTTCTTCATGATTAGGATTTGTGCTGCGGAAGACATCATATCTTTCCAATTATCAAACTTTGTTTGTTCAGAAACAAAGACGTCAAGAATCGCTTCATTCGCTTTTTCGAATTCCTCTGCATTAGAGATTTTTTCTGGACTCGATAACAAGAATTCATCTATGGTTGAAAAGTTTGTGTTTTCAATCATGAATTCATCAGAGAAAACTTCTGTGAAAGAATATTCGTGTGTACCAGCAACAGATTGAGCATTCTCTGAAAGTTGATCAAGACGATTAGAAAACTCATCCAGTCCGTTGAATTCTATAGTCATGTTATTAACCTCCTTTCTGTTTAGATTTTGACTAAAACGGTGAGAGGTCCTAGTCAAAATATATTATAATACAAATATTTTTATTTGTCAACATATAGTATAAGAAAGGATTAAATGTGTTCAGAAAACACAACATATGGTATTTAAAATGTGGGATAAAATTGAACAACAATTAAAGTCAAAAGGTTGGTCAATGTACAGATTAGCCAAAGAATCAAATGTCCATCCATCTAATTTTTCAAACTTAAAGGCCGGAAGAATGAAAGAGATGTCGTGGACGAATATGTGCAAAATCGCTGATGCACTGGAAGTCAGCTTGGATGATTTTAGAAAGGAGAAAGAATGATTGAAAATAAGCGAAGTCAAAAACAATGCTTTTTATCAGATGCCACAATGGCTTTATGAACCGCCTTACAATGCGCTGAGTGACAAAGCTAAGCAGATATATATGTTCCTCTTTGATAGGCGCACGTTGTCGATTCAAAATAAATGGTTTGACGAAAAGGGAGATGTGTTTGTGTACTATACAAACGAGCAACTCATGGGAAAGCTTAACTGCAGCAAGCCGACAATCATATCAGCAAAGAAAGAACTTGCTGATATGCAATTACTTAGAGAAGTTAGGCAGGGAGTAAATAAGCCGAATCGTTTATATATTTCTGGAAGTAAAAAAACTTTACTTCAAGAAGTAAAAAAAGTTGACCATGGAAGTAAAAAAACTTTACTTCAAGAAGTAAAAAAAGTTGACACAATCAAGACTGATAATATCAAGACTAATATATCAAGACTGAGTGAACCAGAGGGTGCTGGTGCTAATACTCTATATAGTATAGAGGACGACACAGCAGAAAATGATTTGGGAATTGTTCACGATTGGATATTTTCAGAGTTTGGACGATACCCGACACCATTTGAAATCGAGGACTTGAAGGCTTTCTTGCAAGACCACAACAAAGAGGTTATCAAGTTAGCCATCAAGGAATGTGTTGGGAATGGTAAGCCTTATTTCAAGTATCTTGAGAGTATCTTGAGAGACTGGAAGCAGAAAGGGTTGGTCACGGCTGAGTTAGTCGAAAACAGACAAAAGCCCACTCGGTCGAGTAGTAAGTCAAATGTTCGCTTGAGATTGTCAGATGATGGATTTGATCCACGGCTTGGATTTTAGGGGGTGTGTATGCAAGTAGTATCGAGCAAAGAGTTGCAAGAAAGAGCCTTGCAGATTGAGACATTGAAACAGCAATGCCCAAAGCATGAAGGGGTCTATATGTGGCAGTCAGTCAATCCTTGCACTCGTAACACGCTGACCTATTGCCCTGAATGTGTTCAAGAGACCATCGACCAGAACGCAAGCGAACAGTTAGCTATTGCGGAAGCTCAAATCAGAGATACGAGATCCTACTCTCTCTTTATGAAAGAGAGCATCATCCCAAATGATTTGAAAAATGCGACAGTTGGAAATTTTGAAATCCATACAGAACAGGATGCTGAAGCAGTCAATTTCGCTAAGCGTGTAACGGCTGACTATGTAAAAGAGCGTTACGAAGGGAATACGATTATCTCTGGACCGCCTGGAGTTGGCAAGAGCCATCTGGCCGTAGGGATAGCTAAAACCTTAAACGAGAGCTTTCAAATGCTCCAAGCTCGCAAGTCGGTCGTGTATATGCCGACCATGGAGTTGTTTTCTCGAATACAAGAGGCTTTTCGATACAAGGACTCGAAATGGGAACAGCGCTCAGTCGTGAAATTTCTGCAAAATGTTGATTTCTTGATTTTGGATGACCTCGGCAAAGAGTCGAGCGTTGGAAATGAAATCCGACACGGCAATAATTGGATGCAAAAAGTCCTGTATCAAATTCTTGAAAACAGGACGAATACGATTATCACAACTAATTTTGAGGGCAAGCACCTCAAGGAACTCTACGAGCAGAGTCTCGTTGACAGAATAACGAAAGGAAACATGAAGACGAATGCCTTTAAGTTCAGCAAAGACACAGCTTCGAGACGCTCCTTGTCCGCAAGTGACTACTAAAGAGCGTCAGCAGATTATTGATCAGTTTGAAAACCAATTTTACAGACTATCAACCCTGCTTAAGGAACGGTTGCTGATTACGACAGACGAGCGGTTCACAAATAAGATGAACGAGCTGACGTATTATGCGACAAATGGAAGTGTCTATACGACATAAAAATAAAAGCACCTGACGAAAATCAGGCGCTTATCAAAAAAATCTAACTAAATTATAACACAGAAAGAGAGGAAATAGCAAATGGCTTTGGAATTATTCGGTGAAGATTTCAAAAATGAACTATTTAAAGACCTTGTGAAACTAAATGTCGAAGCTTTAAAAGAGGCTAAAAGACAAGTTTCAAGGCAAATCAGCATGGTCCCAATCAAGGAAGTCATGGAAGCTACTGGATGGGGTAGAAAGCGAATAGAGGATTTTCGAGATCAAGGGAAGTTTCGCCATCAACAGAATGTAAAGGGTGGCAAGTATCTCTATGACTTGAACGATGTTCTACGATTTCAAAGTCAGTTAGCAAAGAGAGGATAGCATGAACCTACTAGCAAGAATTAAAAACTATTTTTCGGAAGAGGTCGAAGAAACTAATCTCGATTGGAAAGTAGTCGCTTTGGACCTCAACCAATCGTTGATTGAGACACAAGAAAAGCTTCAAAAAGCGAATCAAGAAATCGCGGACTTGAAGAAAACAATTGAAATTTTAAAGGAGAATGCAAAATGTTTGAACCGTCATTAACTAGCCAATTATTTGGAGTTGGCGCACTACTAATCGGATTTCTCGGAGCAGGAATCCACACATACAACATAGACTTGAAGAAAGCCGAAGAAAAGAAAATGCAACAGCATCATGATTCAGACATCATCCGAGCAAGTCAAGAAGCCTTTGCGAAAGGTCGCGAAGCCGAACGCAGAGCAATTCGCGAGAACATTCGCAAACCATTTCCAGGATTCACATTTGACAACGAAAAACCAGAAGGCTTGAAGCCTGAATTGGTTGGATTGCCTGCGCCTAGAAATTTGAGAGGGTAAAACATGGTAGTAAGTAGAGATATGGATCAGCTAGAGACAAATGTATTGAATTATATTGTCAATCATGGCTCATTTGAAAATCCTGTACGTTCAGTTACGATTCGGAATGAATTTTCATTATCCAAAAGAAGTCTTGAAATGATTGTCGAAAGCTTGCGAGTGGATTTCAAACATCCAATTGTTGCGAAGAAGACACAACCAAGTGGATATTATCTTCCTAAAAACGAGGAGGAACGACAAGCAGGATTAGCACCTTATCGCAGACAGATTTTGACTGAACAGAAAAATCTTGCAGCAGTCATGGCTGTTGACTTGGATGATTACTGGAAATCGGCATGAGAGGTGGCAGATGTTTGATTATGACAGAGACATGATGCAACCACCCGAAGAGCGAGAAGAACTCGACCCAAGCGAGTATGTGTATATTGGATGCGGTCAGTATCGATATGTGGGTGATGAAATATGATCCAGGAACTACACGAAGAAATCGACAACTGGCGAGCTGAGTATATGCATCTTGGAATTGAGCTCGGAGAAATCATCAATGAGCAACAAAATATTATTTTAAAATTGCAAAATGAAAACAGACGCTTGAAGCGTGAAAATTGGAATTTGAAGAAGACGAAAGGAAGAAGAAAATGACAAACGAACTAACACACAAACAATTTTTTAACTCACCAGCAGTAAAACAGAAATTTTCTGAAGTGGTAAATGGGAATGGTCAGCAATTTGTGGCCAGTCTACTTAGCATCGTAACAAACAACAACCTACTAGCTAAGGCTACAAATGAAAGCATCATGACCGCTGCTATGAAAGCTGCAGTCCTAAACCTGCCAATTGAGCCTAGTCTTGGTTATGCGTACATCGTGCCTTACAAGAACCAAGCGCAGTTCCAAGTTGGGTATAAAGGGTTGATCCAGCTTGCGCAACGAAGCGGACAAGTGACACGCCTGAATGCTGGAGAAATCTACGAAAGCCAGTATAAAGGGTTTAACCCACTAACTGAAGATCTTGAAGTAGACATGTCTGCTATTCCAAAAGAGAAAGAAAAGGTCGTTGGGTACTTCGCCTTTATGCGATTGGTCAATGGTTTTGAAAAGACTGTCTTTTGGACCAAGGAACGAGTCAAAGCACACGGTAAGAAGTACAGTCAATCATTCTCTAGCAAGTATAGCCCGTGGCAGTCTGATTTTGATGCTATGGCTCGTAAAACTGTATTGAAGCACATGCTTTCAACCTATGCGCCACTTTCTACCGAATTGCAGGATGCGATTATGGCAGATAACGCAGACAGTACAATTTCAAACAAGAACGAAATCAAAGACGTCACTCAAGAGCCAGTTTCTGAAACATTGGACAATATCCTAGGAGCTCCTAGCACGCCCACAGGGGGCGATAACGTAGTAGAGGGAGAATTTACCGAGGAAACCAAAACAACCCCGAAAACGGCTAAAAAAACGGCAAATCCTAGCAAGGTATCCTCTACCGAAGACCCATTAGAAGAAATCCCAGATTTTGACGAAGAAACAGGAGAAATTTTGGAAGAGTTCAGCTTTTTTGAAGGCAACACAACCAATATTAAGGAGTAGTCCATGGAAGAGCTAACACAAGCGAACTACTATCAAGACACAAACTGGTTGACCAACTCACGCTTTAAACGGTATCAGCAATGCCAAGTGAAGGCATTTGCCATTGATAGTGGCCAATGGGTAGAAGAGAGGGACGAGACCCCTCTCCTACTCGGTAACTACGTTCATAGTTACTTTGAAAGCGAAGAAGCGCATCAGCAGTTCATGGCTGAGAATGGTGGGAAGCTACTTGCCAAGACTGGTAAAAACAAAGGAAACCTCAAATCTGACTTTGTGATTGGCGACAAGATGATTGAGAGTCTGAAAGATGATGAAGGCTTCAACCGTTTGTATCACGGCTACTCATCAGACGATGTTCAAAAAGAATTGATTGTCTATGGCGAAATCGAAGGAGTACCAGTCAAAGGAAAACTAGACAGTGTCAATCTAAGCCGTGGCTACTTTGTGGATCTTAAAACCATGAAGTCTATCTATGCTGAAGAATGGAGCGCAGAGCTTAAGAAGAAAGTTCCCGCTGCAGTCAATAACATTTTGAATTTTGGATACCACGGTCAGCTTGGTCTGTATCGTGAACTCTTAAAACAAATGACAGGTAACGATTTTAGACCTTACATCGTAGCTGTCAGTAAGGAAAACGTGCCAGACCGTGAAATTCTAAAAATCGATGATGAATGGTTGGATGAAGGTTTAGACAAAATCAAGTCTGAAATTGTCGAAGTTTGGGATGTTATCCAAGGCAAACAGAAGCCCAAAAAATGCGGGCATTGTGACTATTGCAGAAGCCAGAAAAAACTGGATATGGTTATTACGTTGAATGACCTGATTGAAATGTAAATAAATTAAACAAGCCGTGCATTCTTGTAAAACTGCGAACTAGAAAGCGTCAATGAAGGTCATGTGACCTTGGACGAGCGACTGCCCGTATTTAGCCAAACTTACAACAACAGAGGCGGTCGCATTTTTTTGAAAATAAAAGAATGAAATTTTTAGATTTATTTGCTGGTATTGGTGGATTTCGTTTTGGAATGGAATCGGCAGGTCATGAATGTATAGGATTTTGTGAGATAGACAAATTCGCTAGAGCTAGTTATAAAGCTATACATAACACGAAAGGAGAAATAGAGCTACATGACATCACAGCAGTATCAGACGAGTTTATTCGAGGAATCGGACGTGTGGACATTATCTGTGGAGGATTTCCGTGCCAGGCTTTCAGCATTGCAGGAAACAGACGAGGTTTTGAAGATACTCGAGGAACTTTGTTCTTTGAGATTGCTAGGTTCGCATCTATTCTCAGACCTAAATATCTATTCCTTGAGAATGTCAAAGGACTCCTCAATCACGAAAACGGAATTACATTTGAGACCATTATCTCAACCTTGGATGAACTGGGGTACAATGTGGAATGGGAAAGCATTAACAGCAAAAATTTTGGAGTCCCCCAAAATCGGGAACGTGTGTTCATTATCGGACATCTTAGAGGAGAACGTACCAGAAGAATTTTTCCTCTCGGCGGAGAAAGTCAGTCAATTAGTAGCCAATCAGTCGTGAAAATTGGCAATGTGAACCCCTCTGGAAATGGCATGAATGGGGAAGTCTATCAAGCTGACGGCCTTGCTCCTACACTCACAACGAACAAGGGAGAGGGGCAAAAGATAGCTATAAAAAGCAATGCTATAAAACAATTTGGAGTATTGCAACCCAATTTTAATCAATGTGGGGTGGTTTACGAAACAGACGGCATCGCACCAACTATCAGAGCCTATCAAGGCGGAGGACTTGAGCCTAAAATCATTCAGCGCGGTCATGGTTATAATCAAGGTGGAGAACATGACATCGCTCCTACTTTGACAAGCAATAGCTATCAAGAAAATAATGTTTTGAAAATAACAGAGGCAACCTCTCAAGGATATGCTGAAGATGCAATTGGAGATAGTGTGAACCTATCACACCCGAACTCAAAAACAAGGCGTGGGCGAGTCGGTAAGCAGATAGCAAATACTCTCTTAACTGGAGAGAGTCAAGGCGTGGTTGATCCTGATTTTAGGATTAGAAAGCTAACACCTCGTGAATGCTGGAGGTTACAGGGATTTCCAGACTGGGCTTTTGATAAAGCGCAAGAAGTGAATAGCAACAGTCAATTATACAAACAAGCAGGAAATAGCGTGACTGTGAATGTCATTGCTGCAATAGCAAAAGAATTGAAATAAAAGGAGAAAAAACAAATGCTAAATAAAATCGATATACCAGGAACAACTATCACACTCGAAATCGTAGATAAAAACATCACGATTACAAACAAAATTGAATATGATATGCAGATGCATTTTAGAAATACGGACGCAGATGCTTCTCTCGACACAAGTGGCGACGTGTTCGAGCCTTTTTATTGGCTAGACATCAGGGTAACACCGAAAACGCCAACAGAGTATCATACGAGCCTTGGAGTCAAGAGGGAGAAACGCCATTTGGCCGAACTTCAGAAATTCTTCGAGTTCATCGAGAACAACAAGCGAAATCTCTTCGACCTTTGTGGAATCAAAGGAGAATTGCAATGAGTTCTCTGACATTATCGTTAGACATTTCAACTACTGCGACAGGATGGGCCGTATATCACGGCTCTAACCTTGTCCAGAGTGGTGTCTTAAAACATAAAAGCAAGTCATTCTTTGAACGCGGGCGATTCATGGCTAGCGAATTAAGAGCCATTCAATCAAGGGCGCTCCAAAAGTACGACTGTCATTTTGAGTCGATTGTAGTCGAGAAAAACTCGGTCATGGGTCCAAATCAGCAATCCATGATTAGTATCGGAATTGTGACAGGTATCATCCTTGGACGGCTAGTTGCTGATAACGTGTACTTCGTGAACGTGTCGACCTGGCGCAAGTATTGGAAGTTCAGTTACAAAGACCGAAGTAAGAAATCAATGAAGCTACAGGCTATTGCTAAAGTGTCCGATGAATTCAACCTAAACGTCAAAGATGACGAGGCGGATGCGATCCTGATTGGCTCGTACTTTGTAAACCACGGTCACGAATTCGGAGACCTGGAAAGTCATAAGGTGAGTTGAGGGGGTAGAAGATGAATAAGCAGGAATTGATTAAACGTATCGAGGTTTTGCCTTATACAGAGGGGCCTATCGCAGATACAATCACAATTAATAGAAATTGGATATTGGAATCAATTGAACAACTAGACGAACCAGAAATGGGTCACGTAGACGAAGCTCCTCGCTATGTCAAGAACGTACTAGCAAGATTACGAGAACTGCCATTGCATGATCGCGAAGTTTGGCTAAAGGCTATCATGGGTGAATTTGAGCAAGATTTTAGTCATGCAAAATGGCGTGAAGGATATGAGCAAGGCAAGTTTGAAGGTTCGCTTGTACCTGAAGGTGAGAAAGTCACAATCCCACAGTTTGTGGCGGATTGGATTGAGGAATGTAAAGCCAAAGGGAAAAGTTTACTTAGAGCTCTCTTATACACGCCGGAGAAAGTTAATAGCTGGGTTGATAACTCAGAAAATCAAGAACTTTTTGCCTGTGCTTGGATTTTTGGCTACACAGTAGAGAAAGAGAAACGGTATCGTGTGAAGATGAAAGGTATTGATACTAATTTTAATTTTTTAAATCGTCACAGAAACGAAAACTACTGGATATTTTCAAGCAAAGACAAAAATACTTTATATCAGACACATCACACCCAAAAAGAGCTAGAAGATGCAGGCTTCGGCTGGGTATTCGATTGTCCAGGGATTGAGATTGAGGAGGTGGAAGGATGATTATCAAGAATTACAAATATGATTATTCAGGTGGCAAAATCTACTACACAATCGATGTAGAAGGCTATGAACAAGCAATGGAACACACAAAGACAGAGCACGGAAGTGTACAAAGAAATGATATTGATGATTTCTTAAGTACGGTTGAGGAATACGACTTTCAAGAAGCTGAGATGATTGAAGCATTCGTTGACTTGCAAAATGATTTGCTCTTGTATGGAATTGGTTTTGAATTGAGAAATGAGGTGCAGTGATGGTACAAACACTTGAACAAGCTACAAAAACTGAAAGCAAACGCATAAAAATCCCTGCGAAAATCAGACCGTTCGATGTAGGTTATCGAGTAGTAAACAAACACGGTCAACCGCTTGCCTTAAGAAATGGGGCAAGTATATTCGATTTACCTTATCTAGCTGAAAAAGCTATAGAAAAAGAGTTTGGAAAAAATGATCCAGACTTTGATATCGAAAAACATTTTGTCGAAGAGGTCGCTGTTATAAATTTAAGTAAATTTCATAGTTATTTTGAGGAGGTAGAGTGATGGATAAACTGGAAGTTTTCCTATCCAAAAACGACCTTGAGCATATAGCGAACGGTCATGATATAAAAATAAAAATTGGAGATAAAAGTATTTTAGAAGTGGACGAAATCGTTTTAAAACCTGCTATAATGAATGACATTGTTAATCCATTGATGAATTATAAACGCAAAATAATTGATACTGAGCAAATAAGCTTTGCAAATACTTTTTTAGGAGGGGCGAAGTGAAACGATTCATAGCTATCTGGATATTATTATCTGCTGGATTGAATGTCTGGCAGAGTATCCATATTAAGAAATTAGAAGAAAAACGCCCGATTGTAATCTACAAAGCAGATAATCAAGGCGCAGAAATCAAAGGCAGAGTCGTCCGCAAGGAGAAGATTGGTGAACTCTACACGATCACAATACAAAATTACGGCATTTTCGTAGTATCGCAAGACAACTACGAATTTTTGAAAATTGGAGACGAGGTGAGGTTATGAAACCAAGATTTAGAGCGTGGATGAAACAATTTAAAAAAATGGATAATGATATTGGTGAAATGCATTTTGAAGATGGGGAGTTTAAATATATTGGAGATGATGTTCGTTATAAACGACTTCCAGAAGATATTATCCTCATGCAATCAACAGGCCTTTTTGATAAGAACGGTAAGGAGATTTTTGAGGGGGATATAGTTTCTATCGATACAGACGAGTTTGGCCTGTTAGTTGTGAAGTATGAAACTGGAATTTACTGGTTAACGGAAGATGAGCAATGTGTTGAGCATTTATCAGATTACTACAAATATGTCTCAGTCATCGGCAACATCTACGAAAATCCAGAACTTTTGGAGGAGGAGGAGAAGGAGTGAGATATTTTAAAATCCTATGTATTGTTTTATTCGCATCCTTACTCGTAGCATGTCACCAGATTTCGAGTGGGACAGTGGTAGATAAGTACATTGATGAACCTCACACAACGTTCATACCTGTTATGAATGGTAAAAGTTCGGTACTTGTGCCAACCAGAACCAAAAGAAAATACATTCTGGTCGTTTCAGGATATGCAGGTAATAAGCAAATTGAAGAAACATTTGAAGTGACAGCTGAGGAATACATGCGCTATGAAATTGGTAATACTTTTATACAAGATGCCGTTTTAGAGAATAAGGAAGGGGATAAACAATGAGACCAAAAAAATATCCATATTCAGGAAAAATAAAAAAGCAAGAAAAGCCTTCTGATGTGACTTTACCCGATTTAGTCGTTTTACCTAACGTTTCTTTTAGAAAAGAACTAATCAAACATGTCTACACGGTCACTAGATATCATGATGGCTGTACAATCATTCGTTTCAGAATTCCAAGATTTTTAGGAGCATACGATGAGCAAAGGGTCGAAGTAAAACTTAGCTATGAGGAAACCCTCAAGATACTAAATAGCTATTAAAACAAAAAAGCCAAGACACTCTCTGTCTCAGCTAATAGTTATCGCACAGACTATTATATCACAAAGGAGATAGAGAGTGAAGGCTAAAGAGCTCTTGAAAGAGTTGCAGGATCTGGACATGGACATCCAAAGCCGTATAGATGAAATCAATGAGCTTGAGGCAGGTTTGCTCTCAAGCCCCAAGTGGACTGATGTCAAAGTTCAAGGCGGACAGACTAGAAAAGTTGATGACGTCTATACTCAGCTTGTCGTGATGAAAGAGGCTATAGAACAGGATACTAAAGAGGTTATCAACAGAAAGCTTGAGCTTGGCAGGATGATCAACAGGCTTAAAAATCCAAAACATAGAACTATTTTGAGAAAAACCTACATCAATAAGATGTACGTTGATGACATCTGTGACAGCATGGGGGGCATGAGTTCCCCTACTTACTATCGTTTGAAGAAACAAGCAGTGAAGGAACTTGATAGTATTCTTTCAGAATTGATAGTAAATGATAATAATTGTACAGGCATGAAGTCTAAAATCTGTTAGAATGGTAGTATCAAGAATTAAGGGTAAGGCAGTAAGTCTTCCCTTAACATGGAGAGTTGGCAGAGTCAGGTTGAATGCGCCCGTTTGCTAGACGGGTGGCCGCCTATGTGCGGTCCGTGGGTTCAAATCCCACACTCTCCTTTGAGTGTTTGTGTCCCAGAATGAGTTAAATCTTCTGGGTGGGGATTCATATATCACTCATTAACTTACAAATGGTTGCGGAGCGACTGGACCTTGCATGATTGCGTAGCTAATTATATTCCGGATAAGTTATAAGCTAGAGGGTTTGATTCCCTCAGAGGTTTTATAGACTACAAAAAATAAAAAAAGGAAAACTTTCAAATTGATTACTAATTAACACGCAAGTCTGTAGTCTACTTGCAGTAAGAACATAGCTCAAGTTGTAGAGCGGTAGACTTTTAATCTATTGGTTGCAGGTTCGAGCCCTGTTGTTCTTATGAGAGGTCTTACATTAAGTCACACAAGTGTGTGGCTTTTTGTTGTATCTGAAAGAAAGGGAATGATGAAACCAAAAAGGCTTACTATACTTGGAGGCAGAAGAATCTCGGTGGACTACGATAGTCGTAGTGAAGAATATACAAATTATAATCGTACTCGATGGAAGTATGATAAGGATGTAAAACGATTCTACAACTCATCAGTTTGGAAGCGAACAAGTCAACAAGTCTTGCTTGAAGCCGACTATGTCTGCGCAATGTGTGGAGAGGAAGCAACAATGACCGACCACATCATTAGCGTGAAGCAGGACTGGTCTAAGAGACTGGATAGGAACAACCTACGAGCAAGTTGTAAGAAATGTAATGATAAGAAAGCAATCAAAGAGAAGTATTCTTATTGATTGTGCATTAAATAATAAAAATAGATATCAAAAAGCGAATAAAAAACAGAGTACAAAAGGGCGAACCAGTCAGTCACCGTAAATTGTACGGAGATACCCCCTATTATTTATAACGGGGGTAGGTATTGTTCGGGAATAAGAACGCTGCCCTCTTCTGTGCAAAAAATTCCGTTTTTGAAATCTTTAAACTCTAAAATAATGTGAAGGAGGTGATAGCATGGGGCGAAGAATGAAGGTAGTTGAAGCCACTAAAAGTCATTTGACGAAAGAAGAAAAGATAGCTAAGAAAACTATACAGGACAAGGCTTCGGATGGTTTGGATGCTTTGCAACCAACACCGCCAAAACACTTTGATCCTATTGCAAAAGCAGAATACAAACGAGTCATCAATGATCTGCGAAAGCTACCCCTAAGAAATCTTGACAGAGCTGTTTTGGAAAGTTATTGCACCTGGTATGCAGTCTACAAAGAGGTGTCTCGTGGATTGCAGAAAAAAGGTTATGTTTACGAGAATGAAAAAGGCTCGGTAGTTCCAAACAAAATGTTGTATACATTGGAGCGTGCCACAACTAACTTGATGAAAGCAGCATCGCAACTAGGATTGACAGTGGACAGTCGCATGAAGCTGTATGTCCCACAAGTTGAAGAAAAGAAAGAGAGCATTTTTGATAAATTCGGTAGTTAGGAGGTGATTCTGTGGAAGACGTAGCTTATCAGTATGCTTCAAAAGTCGTAAGTGGAGAAATCATAGCCAGCAAGAAAGTTATAAAAGCTTGCAAGCGACATTTAAGAGATTTGAAGCGTATGGATGATGAAGAATTTCCATATATTTACTTACCTGACAAGGCTAAGAATCCAATCGATTTTATCGAAATGCTTCCAGATGTCAAAACTGGTAAACCATATCCGTTAGCAGACTTTCAAAAATTCATTTTATCAAGTCTTTACGGTTGGCGAAAAAAGTCCGACACATCGATAAGGAGATTTAAGAAAGCTCTAATCAGCTTGGCCAGAAAGAACGGAAAGACTATTCTCGTTGCAGGAATTGCCCTGTACGAGTTTTTATTTGGTCGTAATCCTGCAATGAGTCGTCAGTTGTTTTGTACAGCAAACGACCGCTCTCAGGCTCGTATAGCCTATGATATGATTCGTAAGCAGTTGGATGCTTTAAGAAGTCAAAATGCGGATATCAGGAAGGCTACGAAGATAGTCCGTGATGAACTTAGGAATTTAAACGACGAAAGCTATGTGCGAGCGTTGAGCCGTGAGACTGGTGCGGTCGATGGTTTTGAACCGTATGTTGGTATCTTGGATGAGTTTGCAGCATCTAAAACAAATGAAATGATTGAGCTTCTTGAATCTGGTCAAGGGCAGTTGGACAATCCGCTAATTTTGATTATCTCAACAGCCGGATTAGACTTGAATGTGCCGATGCACGCAATTGAATATCCATACATTGAGAAAGTTCTTGATGGAGAAGTTGAGAATGATGAATACTTTGCATTTATTGCCGAACAAGACAACGAAGAGGAGATTGCAGATGAAGCTAACTGGATAAAATCAAATCCAATCCTTGAGGTGGAAGCGCTACGTAATAAGATGATGGACTATTTGCGAAAACGTAGGAAGGTATCACTTGAAACTGGAACGGTTAATGAAGTCCTGGTTAAGAACTTCAATATGTGGCGACAATCTTCTGAAGAGTCTTATATGGATAAAGAGAGCTGGGCGAAAGCTAAGATTGAAGCGCCTGACACCAGAAAGCGTAGAGTTTGGTTAGGAGTTGATGTTGGAAGATCCAGTGACTTATTCTCTATCTCTCCTATGGTCATGATGGATGACTACTGGTATGCAGATAGTTTTTCATTTGTAGCTACTAAATATGGCTTGATAGCAAAAGAAAAGAGAGATGGTGTGTCTTATACAAACCTTGAAAGAATGGGTGAGTGTGAGATTACCACGCTTGAAAGTGGGGTTATCGATGATGAACGTGTGCTTGAAAAAATCGAGGAAATGGTCTATGAGAACGATTGGGAATTGCAAGGAATTTACTTCGACCCTTATCAATTCGGTTCACTATTGACTATGATTGAAAAACGGCATCCAGAGTGGCCACTAGTCCAGATACCACAGACAACCATGGTCTTGAATATGCCTACGAAACAGTTTCGCGATGATGTCCGACAAGGAAAAATCAAGCATAGTGGCAATCAGTTGTTAACAATGGCAATCAATAACGCATATACCAGAATTGATAACAATGGTATGAGGATTGATAAAAACAAAAATAGCAATAAAATTGACCCTCTGGACGCTCTGTTAGATGCGTATGCTGCTTGTTACTTAGAGCCATTTGATGGAACCGGATATTGGACGAACGAGAAAATTTTGGAAGGAGGTTCGCTATTTTGAAAATTTTGGAACATATTCACACAATTTTATTGTTAATCGGTTTAATGTTTTTGATTTACGGTCTTTTCCTTGTCGGGGAGATTGTGGGTTATATTTCTACAGGAGTTATTTTATGCCTTTTAGGGGTATATATTGATAAAACAAAATGAATGGGATATAATATCCTTCAAATAGGAGGGATATTCATGCCAAAATCATACAAAACTCAGTTGCTGGAAAGAATATCTGATTACAGAAACCAGATAGAAGAGATTGACCAAGAAGTCGACCAACTTGTAAAAGAGAGTAAAAAAGGTTTCTTTGCTCTTTTGTTTGGGGCAAGAGACTATAGCTTTAAGATTCGACCGTTATTAAATAAAAAATCTGAGATACAACAGTGGTTGGGTAAGGTTGAAGAGGAATTAGAAAAAGACTATGTTTATGGACGTAGGTTTTTTGTAAAGGGGACTAAATACCGAGAAGAAGGAGAGGTCCCGTTTCGTAAATTAGCTGGTATCCCAGAAGATGAAGATGGTATGTTTTACCATGAAATAGTAACAACAAAGAATTTTAAACTCGTTCCGGAACCAACTAATCAAGCAGATGAGAATGCAATAAAAGTAATGGTAGAGGGTTATTTTGTAGGTTATATTGATAGGCGCCATAACAAAGGTTTAAAAAAATACATAGATAATGATAAATATATTATCGAAGGCGAAGTAATAGGAACAGGAGGTTCTTTTGATGGTGATACAAGTTATCCGATACGTTACGATATAGAGTTAAGAATTAGGAAGAAATAGCATTCAAGAAAATTGAGTGCTTTTTTTATGTTCAAAAACAGAAAGGAGGTGAGAAAATAAATGACTTTTTTTCAATCTTTGGGCTCGTCAAAACTATCTTATGACGATTATGTCTCTTCGGTGCTTTCTGGAAATTCAAGTCCTGAATATACTGGTATATCTGCTTTGAAGAATAGTGATGTATTGACCGCTGTATCTATTATAGCTGGTGATGTAGCTCGTTTTCCATTGCTGAAAAAGGATTTAATGGGCAATATCGAACAAGATGAAGATATGAATTATCTTCTGAACGTTAAATCCACAAGCAATACATCCGCTCGCCAATGGAAGTTTGCGATGACCGTCAATACAATTTTGACTGGTAATTCATTTTCACGCATTCTACGTGATCCAATCAATGGCAAACCATTAGAGTTTCAATTCTTTAGACCGTCCGAAACGACTGTTGAGGAGACTGATGACCACGAATTGATTTACACGTTCAGAGACCGATTAAATGGCCGGGAAATTCGTTGTGGAGAAGACGAGGTTATTCACTGGAAATTCTTCAGCCACGATACTATCTTGGGTAGGTCTCCACTGCTGTCTTTAGGTGATGAAATTAGCTTACAAAACGGTGGTCTGAATACCCTGATTAAGTTCTTCCGTGATGGTTTTTCAAGCGGGATCCTAAAGCTAAAAGGTGCTCAGTTAAGTGCTGAAGCTAGGCAGAAGGCTCGTATGGAATTCGAAAAGATGCGTGAAGGCTCAACTGGCGGCAGTCCTTTGGTATTTGACGATACTCAGGAATATACACCGCTCGAAATTGATACGAATGTCTTGCAGTTGATTACATCGAACAACTTTTCTACTGCTCAGATTGCCAAGGCTTTGCGAGTTCCTAGTTTTAAATTGGGAGTGAACAGTCCTAACCAATCTGTCGCACAGTTGACTGAAGATTATGTAACGAATGATCTTCCGTTCTACTTCGATGCAATCACAAGTGAACTTGCTTTGAAAGTGTTCGATGATGAAGAGCGCAGGAAATATCGTGTTGACTTCGACACTCGTAGCGTGACTGGTAGAAATGTAGATGAGATTGTGAAACTTGTGAACAATCAAATCTTAACACCTAATCAAGCATTGATTGAACTTGGTAAGGAACGTTCTACTGATCCAAACATGGACCGTTACCAGTCAAGTTTGAACTATGTCTTCTTGGATAAGAAAGAAGAATATCAAGCAATGAAAGGAGGTGAGACAAGAGATGCCAAAGAGAATCAAAATGAAAGGTCCTCTGATTCCAAACAATAGCCAAGAAGCTTACGACTACTTCGGTTTGGAAGCAGTCAGCGCTAAAGCTATCACAAATTCTTTTCCAGAAGACAACAGCGATATCGTTTTGGAAGTTAATTCAAACGGTGGTTTAGTAACTGTTGGAAGTGAAATCTACACAGCTTTAAAAAGCTATCCAGGGAACGTGACTGTTGAAGTAACAGGGATGGCAGCAAGCGCTGCTAGTGTTGCAATCATGGGAGCTGACAAGGTACTTATTAGTCCAACGGCGCAGATTATGATTCATAAAGCACTGTATGGCTATGTGTCTGGTAACAGTGATGACTTGGACAAAGCTTCTAATGCACTGAAATCTAGCGACCAGGCTATTGTGAATGCCTACGTGGCAAAAACTGGATTAGAAGAATCGGTTATCATCGATATGATGAGAAACGAGACTTTCATGTCAGCCAGTGAAGCAGTTGAAAAAGGCTTTGCGGATGAAGTGATGACCTTTGATGATGTCGGTGCGGTAGCGAGTCTAGAGAACGGACTGTTACCACAAGCAGTTATTGATGACTTTTACGCTAACCGTAGCAAGCGCAAGTCAGAAATCCAAAACATGCTACGAGAAATCGAAAAAGAAGAATTACTCAGAGGGCTCTAGGCTCTCTTTTTTATACCCAAAAAAGGAGAAAAGAAGGTATGTTTAAAGAAAAAATGAAAGAACTTAAAGCGCAGATTGCTAATATCGGTGCTGAAATTACAGCTAAGACAGATGAATTGAAATCTGTTTTGAACTCTGACGATCTTGAAAAAGCTCGTGAAGTGCGTGCTGAAATCGATGCTTTGAAATCACAAAAAGAAGAAGTGGAAAACAATTTGAAGGCTTATGAAATCGCAGAAGCAGGCACTGGAGCGCATGTAGTTGGCGAAAAACACGAAGTAAAAACTGAAGGTAAATCCTACCGTGAATCTGTAAATGAATGGGTTCGCACTAAAGGCGCTGTTGCAGATGCTAACTTGAAACTCGAAGGGAAAGACCTTCTCATTCCTATGAATGAAGCAGTAAATCCAACACAGGATGGATTGAAGAAAACAGATACTGGAAAAGTAACTAGCAAAGAAATTGTTACTACTCCAATCCGTGAAGTTAAGACTATTGTCGACCTTAAACAATTCGTGACAGTTCACAAAGCTTCCAAAGGTGAAGGATCATATCCAATTCTTAAACACGCAACCTCTAAGATGGCAAGCGTAGAAGAATTGGAAAAGAATCCAGCTCTTGCTAAACCTGAATTTACAGATGTTGCTTGGAAAGTTAAGACTTACCGTGGAGCTATCCCACTTTCACAAGAAGCGATTGACGATGCAGATGTTGACTTGCTTGCTATTGTTGCTGAAGCAGCTAATCAAATTAAGGTTAACACTACAAATGATGTAATCGGTACTATTTTGAAGACCTTTGAAGAAAAACAAGCGGCAGACTTGGATGCTATTAAAGCCATCTTGAATGTCGATCTTGACCCAGCTTACAACGTGTCATTTGTAGTTTCTCAAAGTTTCTACCAAAAATTGGACACTTTGAAAGATAAGAACGGCCGCTACTTGCTACAGGACTCTATTGTTTCTGCATCAGGCAAAGCATTTCTTGGCCATCCAGTATTCGTAGTTGCTGATACAATGCTTGGTGCAGCTGGTGAAGCTAAAGCCTTCATTGGTGATGTGCAACGTGCTGTACTCTTTGCTGACCGTCAAGAATTGGGTCTACGCTGGACCGACAATGAAATTTACGGTCAATACTTGCAAGCAGTCGTGCGCTTTGATGTTAAGAAAGCAGATGCAAAAGCTGGTTACTTTGTAACTATGCCCTAAGGCTCCCCCAGCTAATGGGGGTGTCACACGGTCAGAAGTAGCATTAGCAGCACCAACCGCAAGTAGCACCAAACAAGAAATCATGGCTTACTTAGATAGCAAAGGAATTTCTTACAATTCGTCACAAACTAAAGAGCAACTACTAGCCTTGATTGGAGGTTAGAGCTATGGAAGATAAAAAGAATAGCTTTCTTGAAGAAGTTAAGTTGTATTGTAAAATCGACTATGACTTTGAAGATGAGTTACTACTTGAACTTATTGAGTCAGCCAGAGAGCAAATTTGTTTCGCTATCGATAACAAACTGCAACCTGAAGACTTAGAGTCCTATGCGAAATTCCGACTAGCTGTCAAAAAGCAAGTCAAGGAAGAGTACGAACATCGAGGGATGTCAGCAGACACCATGCGTTATCCATTAGCGAACGGTGTTCTGAACATTATTCACCAACTTAGAACACGGAGGGAAAGTTAATGCGGACACGTAACATGAATGTCCGCATTACTTTTTTTCAAAAAGTAGGTGGACAAAACGAAGATGGAGAAGTTCTAGACTTCGAAAGGAAGGACTTATACACTTGCTGGGCAGAAGTGCCTAAAACATCTATTAAGGATTTTAGAGAAAATGCTACTGTCACAAAAGCTGGTGGATTGGTAGAACATAAAGACATTAAAACATTCTTAATTCGTCATCTTCCAAAACTTCTTTTTGACAATTCTTGTTATGTAGATTTCGACGGTAATGAATATCAAATCGATGTTATCGAACGTGACTACGCAAACAAGGAAATTGATTTAATCAAGGGAGTGGTGGTTTCATGACGAAGGGATTGGATTTATGTCTTCAAAACCTTACTAAACTTGAAGCTAAGGCGCCAAGAGTTGCTCGTGAAGCTGTCACAGAGGTAGCTCAAGAGTTCAAGAAAGAGCTTGAGGTGAATACTCCAGTTTCTGACGAGCTAACTCTCACTCGATTGAAAGAAGATATAAGAATCAGCAATTTCAAGGGGGGAGGAGATGCTCCTTCAAAAGATATTGGTTTTGGTCGTGCTACTGGTTGGCGTGCTAAGTTCCCGGATAGCGGAACAATCTATCAGAAAGCACAAGACTTTGAGGAAAAGACTATCAATGCAGTTACTCCTCGAGCTAAAGAAATATACAAACAAAAAATAAGGGAGGTGCTAAAATAAATGATTGCTGAAACCGAAGCATATAAACTTTTGGTGGAAGATGAACAGTTAAATCAACTCTTCAATCAGTTTAGAGGCAAAGACTTTCCAGGGTATAAACAAGGTATCTTTACTTATGATATCCCTGAAAAGCCTACAAACTTAAAGCAAAAAGAACTTGCTCCGTTTGCAAGAATTTACTTAACTTATGAAGCACCTCACAAGTATGCAGATGATAAAATAATCTCAATGGAACAACGCATCACAATCAACTTTTGGTGTAAGAATGCTAAACAAGCTGACCAAATCGCTAAAAGAATGGATGCGGTACTTGAAAGTAGTGGATTTGAACGCTACACAGCAAATGAGAAACCTCGATACATGGATGACGATATTGGATTGTTGATGAACATTCGAAAATATCGTCTTTTTGATTGGAGCGATCTCGAAGAAACGAAAGGAAAATAAATAAATGTCTAAAGTTAAATTTGGTTTGCGTGGTTTTGAATACGGGGTTTTGGACAATAAAAACCTTGTACCAGGAGAAACAAAAAAAATCCCAGGTTTGAAAACAGCTAAGTTGGATATCACAAATGAATTGAACACTATCACAGCAGATGACGGACCATACGTAGTATTGTCTTCTGGTATCACTGGAACAACTCTTGAAGTGTCATGGCTTGATTTGGGTAGTGATGCTCGTAAGGATTTCTATGGTATTACAGTTGAAAATGGTGTTGAAAAATACAACAAGAAGATGACTCCGAACGACATCGCTTGTTTGTTCCGCACAACTGGTGATGATGGTAAAGGTATCTGGGTTGGTCTTCTTAAAGGGAAGTTCTCGCTTCCAGGAATGGATTTGGAAACTAAAGATGGTTCACCAGAACCTAAGAATGATACTGTATCTGGTAGCTTTGTGGCTCGTGGAGATGATGATGATGCTCTTGTAATTGTAGTTGGTCGTGAAGACAACCCACAATTCCAAGAATCCGAATTCCGTAAGCTCGTCTTCCCAAAGTCGTAAGCGGTGCTAGTTCTGAAAGAGCAGTAACCGCTGAAACAGGCGCAGTAGGACAAGATGCATAAGAAAAGGGGCTTGGTTATTCCAAGTCCTTTATTTTTAAGGAGTAAACAATGTTTGAAATTAAATTTAAAAAAGCAGGGGTTTTGAAGGAATTTTCAAAAGACTACGTGAACGTAGAAGACAACCTGTTGGCTTTAGAACACCAGGTTCGACAAACTTCATTGTATGAAAACAAGGAAGATTTGCTAAATCCTGCTAAACATCGTGAGTTGAATGAAGCGTATCTTGATATGTTCGTAAAAATGTACGGTGAGCAGTTCGATGCAGACGATTTGAAAGGAGCAAGTGTTGAAACACTCGAAACCTTGAATGATCTATATCTTGCTGCCCTCGGTGGAAAACAAGAAGAAAAAGAGACCGCTAAGGAAAAAAAGAAGAAAAAGGGCTAAGCCCTAAAGAAGCTCAAAATAATTTATTAGTTTGGGTTCAATCATTAATGAGTCAAGGATATACAATCCATGACATTAAAAGTATGCGTTTATCAGATTTTGATTTGATGGTGCAGGCTTTAGAAACAAAAGAAAGCCAAGAGGAAGAAGAAACGACCCTTGATAAGGCCTTCCCATTCCTTTTTGGATAGAAAGGAGAATGAATGGCAAGTAATATTGGTGAATTAGTCGCCACAGCAACCTTAGATGTCGCTCCTTTTCAGTCAAATGTTGGGAGGTTAAAAACCTATCTGAAGGGTGTCGATAATTCCCTGAAGGCGATGGAAAATAACTTTAAGGGAGCTGGTAAGAACGTCAGCAACTTAAAGGGCCTTTTATCGCAAACTGGTTCAGCTCTTAGCTCTTATCAAAAAGTATTGAGTTCACAAAGCGAACGATACAACCAATTGAAAGCAAGTATTGGAGATGTATCTACTGCAACTGCAGAGCAGAAACAGAAATTAGTTGAAGCAAGTGCTAGTATGACAGCTACTGCTGCCAAAGTTGCAGAATTACAGAATCGTTATGAACAGTTAGCTGGTTCTATGAGACGAGCTTATATTGACGATAGTGCCTTCACTAAATTTGGTAATAGTGCACGGGAGGTCGGTGAAAAGTTTAGCAAAGTTGGTAAAGAGATTTCTGGTTTTGGTTCTGCTTTAACCCGTGGAGTTACTGCTCCGATTGTAGCAGGAGCTGGTCTTGTAGTGAAAGCGGCAATTGATTATGAATCTGCATTTGCTGGAGTTAAGAAAACAGTCGACGAAACAGCAACAGTATCTTACCAAAAGCTATCAGACGGCATTCGTCAAATGGCCAAGGAATTACCAGCTAGTGCAGTTCAAATTGCAAATGTAGCAGAAGTAGCGGGCCAGTTAGGTATTAAGGCAGAAGATATTCTTACATTCTCCCGTACTATGATTGATATGGGTGAATCAACAAACTTGAGTGCTGAAGAAGCTGCGACAGCCATTGCCAAGATTGCGAATATCTTGGGGCTAACTTCAGACGAATATGGTCGATTTGGTGCATCAGTGGTAGATTTGGGTAACAACTTCGCAACAACTGAAAAAGATATTGTTGAGATGACCAACCGGTTAGCAGCAGGTGGCAAACTTGCCGGACTAACTGCTCCTGAAATCTTAGGTCTTGCTACTGCTATGAGTAGTGTAGGGATTGAGGCAGAAGCGGGTGGTACTGCAATGACTCAAACACTTACAGCTATTGGTAATGCGGTCTCATTGACCACTAAAGACTCAGCAGATGATCTAGCTTTAATCGCAAAAGTCGCAGGAACAACATCAGAAGAATTCCAAAAAGCGTGGAAAGAGAAACCCGCTGAAGCTTTGCAAGCCTTTATTAAAGGTCTTAATACGGCCCGTGAGCAAGGTGCGAATATGGACGCAATCTTGATGAAATTAGGCATGACAGGTGTTAGACAAGGAAATATGCTAAAATCTCTGGCCTTATCATCGGATAAAATGAGCGCAGCAGTCGAACGGTCTAATAAAGCATGGAAAGACAATACTGCTCTGACAAATGAAGCTAATAAACGATACGAGACAACAGAATCTCAACTGAAGATGTTCAAGAACCAGGTAACTGACTTGGCTATTGAGTTCGGCGGACCTCTTATCAAGGCTCTTAGAAGTGGACTTGATGCGGTCAAGCCATGGCTAAACAATCTCTCCGATTTAGCTAAAAAATTCAGCTCACTATCAACTGAGCAACAACAAAATATCATCAAATGGGGGTTGGTGGCAGCTGCTTTAGGCCCTGCATTGAAGATTTTAGGCGGTGGTGTAACAGTTGTAGGTGGATTTGCTAAAGCTATCGGTGGGCTATCAAAAGGAATTGGTTTTTTAAGCGGTTCAATCAGATATCTAAAAGATTTTGGAGGTGTCGCGAATGGTCTAAGAACAGTCGCTGGATCAGCTGGAGCAGTTGAAACTGCAGTGGCAGGAGCAACAACAGGCACAGGTCTGTTAGGAAGTGCATTAGGATTTCTAGCAACTCCTGTTGGCTTAGCAACAGTGGCTTTAGCTGGCGCAACTGCAGCGGCAGTCTACTTCTCTAATAAAGCGTATGAAGCCTATCAGCGTTCACAAGAATGGGGCGCAAGTGTCAGCAAAGAACAAGCTGGCCAACTTCAAAACTTTAAAGATAAGGTGGATGAAGCTAATCAAGCCATGACTACTTTTGGCGCAAGTGCTGAAGGAGTTGATAAAGTAACTACTGCGGTTCAAAAACTAGCTACCGAAATCCAAAAGCTAGCTGATGAAAATTTAGCAAAAGATATTGATATGGCCCATAAGTTAGGGTTGAGCGAAGAAACAATCCAGCAAATTTCTAGCCATGCTGACCAGATGAAAAATAATGTTCAGCAGATGTCTGATGAAGTTATTCGGATTTATCAAAATGCTGCAAACAATCATCGTAAGCTTTCTGAAGAAGAAAAAGCGATTGTACTATCTAATCAGAATGAATTGATCAACACACAATTACAGTTGATGGAATACTCTGGAGAAGAGCGTATCAACATGATTAAAGCCTTTAATGGTCAAGCTGATGAATTGAATACTGAACAGCTCAAAAAAGCCACTGAATTAACTGAAAAATGGGCGAAAGACGAGGAAGCTTCTTACAAAGAGCGCTTGGACGGATATAAGAAACTCATGGATCAAATCAAGGGCGAGGATGAAAAATCCGTTAAGGCTCGTGCTGAAATTAAGGCTAAAATGGAGCAGTTGGAAGCAGAACATACTGCTAAAATGGCAGCGTATAGCCAGAAGTGGAATGATTTACAAGGTAGACTTCTCAAAACCTTGAAAGTTAGTCCGGAAACAATGGCAGGTATCATGAATCAGCTTAAATCACGAGCTGAAGAAATAGGATTGACCTACGATGAAATGGCTATTAAGTTCCAAAATACCTTCTCAAAAGTTCAAGAAGGTCATAGTATGTGGGCAAAAACTGGTAAAGATGTAGCTGAGTCTATGAAGCTTGCAAACACCCAGTGGAATTCCCTGGTTTGGGATGAAAAAACTGGTAAGCTGAAAACAAATGCGGTAGAAGAAGTCCAGAAAGCCCTTGAAGCAGAGGGCGGATGGGATGCTATGCAGTTCATTCTCAAAGAAGCAAATCTTGAGACTAATGCACGCTTGACAATCGGTGAAGCTTTAGTTGCGAATGGCCAGTGGGAGAAGTTATCTCCTGAGGAGAAAGAACTCGTTGTTAATGGCAAGCCAGCAGTTAAGGCTATTTTAGATAGCAAAGAGTCGCTAGCGCAATGGAATGCACTGCCATCTGAAATCAAAGAAATTCTCGGTAAGAATGAAAGTTTTTTGAGTAGTGCAGAAGGTGCTAAGCAAGCTTTAACTCAGTGGAATTTGATGACACCGAGCGAAAAAGCCTTGGCTGTTAAAGACTTAGCAAGTAACGATGTTAAAGTTGTCCAAGGTCGAATTGATTCAATGACTGGTAAGCAGTTGCCGATTGAAGCTATCGATAAAACACCAAGTACAGTTGAGTCTGTACTGTATGGTGTTAACTCAATTCAACAAACTAGTCCAATTGATATTAATGCCACGGATCAAACGGGAGAACAGACTGCATCTGCTTACGCAGGAGTTAATGCGGTAAGACAAGATAGCCCAATTGGTATTGATGCTGCCAATCGAACCCAAGGAGAGGTTTCGGCAGCTGGAAGTGCCGTTAATACAATCAGGCAAAATAGTCCGATTGGAATTAGTGCTCAGAACCAAACAACGGGAGTAATTAATAGTGTTTGGGCATCATTGAGTTCTTTGCCAGCGTTTAAGTTCATTGATATCATCACACGTCATTTTACTGAACAGCATGCGAAAGGTACGAACAATCACCCAGGAGGTCTTGCGACAGTCAATGACCAACGTGGTACGCTCTATAAAGAGTTGGTTACCTTACCAGACGGTACCTCCTTCATCCCAGAAGGTCGAAACGTGGTCTTACCACTTCCACCAGGTTCAAAGGTTATGCGAGCTGGTAAAACTCGTAGCTTGATGAACCGTTTGGGCATTCCAAACTATGAAAAAGGCATTGGTTTTGAAGATACGAAGATTTCGCATCTAAGCAGACGGATCCAGAGTGTTAATATTCGAAATAGTAACCGTGGATATCAGAGTTCAGCTTATGCTATTGATAGTTATGGCAATTCCGGAAGTGGCCAAGCAGTAGTCGCTGAATTGGTCAGCTTGAAAGAAAGTGTAGAAAATCTACTTGGTAAATTGCTTGATAAAGATTTCAACACTTACTTAGACGGTCAAGTCATGGCTGAAAACTCTTATCGATACCACGGCAACATCATGAGAAGGGAGGGGATGTAATGGCCAACTACTTAAAAGTAAATGATTTTTCAACAGCCAGTTTCAAAAACTGCGTAGTGACTGATTTTGGCACAATTCATTCTGCCAGTCCTCGTTTCTCGGAGCAATTGAAGCTGTTTGGGATGAATGGAAGTTACAACCAGGAAGAAGGAACTTTTGATAACTACGAGAGAACTATTCGAATATTTTTCGAGCGATTTTCAAATTTGGCAACATTGGTTGAAAAATTCAAGGCAGTTGGAAATCAGTTAGAGTTCAGTTATCAGCCTGATTCAGTATTCTATGCTGACTTACTTGATACCGAGATAACTCCAAAAGGTATGTATGGCTGGGAATTGGCTATCAAATTAGACATGCAACCATTCAGATATCAAAATAATAGTGAACCAATTGTATTTACAGCATCCGGAAATATTAGCAATCCTGGTAGTGTCTACTCTGAACCAGTTATCGAGATTGAGGGTGACGGTGACATCTCTCTTACGATTGGTCGAAAAACCATGTATCTAGCAATTAAAACCAAGGCCACAATCGATTGTAGACAAGGCAAGCAGAACATCTATAACGCAACTGGAGCAGTCCAAAATACTCTTCGCAAGCGTGGAGGGTTCTTTGAAATCTCTCCTGGAAACTCTGGAATTGCCTTTGTAGGAAATGTACGTAAGGTGACAATTAAGCCGAATTGGAGGTATAAAGTATGATTTATTTAACAGAAGGCAATATACCTCTCAATGCTGCCTACGATGACAATATTGTCCAAGAAGCGAACAGCACCTATCAATTAACCTTTAAATTTCCAACAAATAACATCTTGTGGCAAAGGTTAAAAGAAGAGACATTCTTAATTGCTGATGATCTTCACGGTGAGCAAGACTTTGTCATCTTTGAAGTCGAGAAGAAGCATGGATATATCCAAGTCTATGCGAACCAGGTTATGACATTGTTGAATAACTATGTCGTCAATCCCATTTCTTTGGATAGGCAGACTGGTTCGACTGCATTGAGTCGTTTTGCTGGAAGCATCACTCGTAGCAATCCATTCTCATTCTTCTCTGATATTGAAGATAGACACACTTTTAACATCGATAGCAAGAATGCTATGGATGCGTTCGCGAAAGATAAGCATTCTATCCTTGGCTTGTGGGGTGGTGATCTTGTGCGTCATGGATACCAGGTTCGATTACTAAAAAATGGCGGTTCAGAGAATGAATCGCTTTTTATGTATCAAAAAAACCTATCTAGCTACGATCATAAGACATCTACTAAATCTTTACGAACTCGGATAACCTTCATCACGACCATTCGTGGTGAGGGAGAAAAACCAGTCGATAAGCATTACAAAGTTGTGGTTGATAGTCCACTCATTAACAAATACAGTCAGATTTATGAAGATGTGATTGAGGTCAACGACCAAGACGTGGTGGATGAAGCAACCCTCTTAAAATATGGCAAGCAGTATTTCAGAACAACATTATGCGATATGCTCGAAGATAGCATTGAAATTGATGTCATCGGTCAGAGTGATGTGCCTGTTCAGATGTACGATGTTGCGAGTGTTTATCATGAGCAATTCGACTTAGACGTACGAAAGAAAATCACAAAATACAACTATTCTCCGATGGCTAAAAAATTGAAGAGTATTGGATTTGGTGATTTCAAGTCCGGTCTAGCGAATGCAATTGGTAACGCAGTGAGTGATGCTGTTAAAAATGAAACTCAGCACTTGCAAGGGCAATTCGCTACACAACTAGCGAAAGAAATCAAAAATGCCGACCTCGCTTTTGACCGAAAAAAAGAGGAACTAGTCAACCAGTTCACAGATGGTCTTAACGCTGCCAAAGCAAAGGCCGAAGAGGTCAAGAAAAGTCTGACAGAGACAATCGACCAGCGTTTTCGCGATTTCGACAGCACTGGTTTGAACGAAATCAAGCAAAAAGCAGACGAGGCCTTACAAAAGGTCGGAGCAAATACTTTGCTTGCTCAGGAGGCTAAGCGAATCAGCGAGCAGGCAACCGCTGATATAACCAAATTGAAAAACGAGGTTGTTGACGGTTACGTCGGCAAGAATACTTACCAAGAAGGAATTCGTGGGATTGAGCGACGAATCGAGGAAGTGAAGACATCGACGGATGGCCAAATTGCTACTCAAATCGCTGAGTACAAGCAGACTGTTGATGGGCAATTCACTAACTTGGTTTCTCAAATCGAGAACAAGACTAACCAGACGGACTTTCAGCGAGTACAAGAGACTAGTAAGCTTTATGAGAGGATTATCGGTAGTACCGAGAATGACATTTCGAATAAGGTTGCTCGCATGGCTCTGACCAATCAACTATTTCAAGTCGAGGTAGCCAAGTATTCGACGGTCGGTGGACCTAACATGCTCCGAAACTCGAGAGCGGACGACGGTCTGAAATATTGGACCGAAGCGAATGGTCGGTTAGGCTTCACGTCGCATCCCTTCTACTTCAACGGACAGAAGCGCATGTTTGAACTAAGACCAGGCGCAGTTGTTCAAAGCCCGCGTTTCATTGTCAAGCGAAATGCAGACTACATTTTTAATATTTTAGCATTTGACAATAACTCAAAGTATTTTAGAGTGTATTTCTGTAAACGCAAAAAGGGTTCAAGTGCGAATTTTGAGCAAAAACAGCTTGTGTTTGATGGTCAGCCAAGATGGGTTGACGGTGCGGTTTTTGATAACGGTAAAACGGTCAAAAAATCCTTCAAATTTAATGTTGGGGACTATGATGATGGTTATCTACAATTCGAGTACGACCGAAACAACCCAAATAAATGGGGCGGACTATTTATGACCGAGCTGGATTTCTACGAAGGAACAACTGACCGTAAATGGCAACCAGCACCCGAAGATGCGACTCTTGAGACAGACAAGGCACTTGAAGCAACTCAAACTAAAATGACTCAGCTTACTGGCTCATGGGCAGTTCAGAACCTGACGAGCGCAGGCTCAATCATCTCGCAAATCAACGCTACCAGCAATCAAATTCTGATTGAAGCCGAAAAAATTCGCCTGAAAGGTAAGACCTTACTTGATGAACTCACGGCTATTGATGGGTACTTCAAGCGACTATTCGTGGGCGAGGGCAACTTTGCCAAGCTGAACGCTGAGATTATTGGCTCAAAGACTATCACAGCTGACAAGCTAATCATGGACCAAGCAATGGCTCGACTGTTCGTCTCGAGCGATATCTTCACGGACACGCTTGCTTCAAAGACTGCCTTTATCAATAAGCTTAGGTCGGTAGTAGTATCTGCGACTTTATTTGAAGGATTCAAGGGTCGAATTGGTGGCTTCCAAATCGGTACGCATGATAAGGACCCAAAAACTTATTGGCTAACAGGCCAGAATCAATTCTTTGTAGGAATGAGCAATGGTGGTGGTAACTGGGGCAAAACAGCTCTTTGGGTTAACTGGGGAACAAATTGGGATGCTCCAGGAAATCATGCTTGGTTTGTTAAAGAATCGGGCGAAATGTACTGCTACAATCAAGCTCACTTTTGGAATACGCCAATTATTCACGGGAATTTGAAAGTTAGCGGGAATATTTATTATATCACTGACCAAGATACCGGTGTTGGCGGTTATTGGATTCACTCGCCATCGTATAAAAGAATTCAAGAACATGCAGGATACGCTTATTTGTATCATTTTGATGATTCATATTCATGGGTCACTTTGAACAAAGAGATTTCTGACCGTCGCTACAAGCACAATATTGAAGCTAGTACAGTCTCAGGCCTTGATATTATCGAGCAACTCAAAACGTATAGTTATCGTAAAGAATACGATGGAAAAATAGAGGACATCGCTTGCGGTATTATGGCGCAGGATGTCCAAAAGTATGTTCCTGAAGCATTTTATGAAAATCCTGACGGCGCATATTCATATAGAACATTTGAATTGGTGCCTTATTTAATTAAGGCAATTCAAGAACTCAATCACAAAATAGAAAAATTGGAGAAAATAGCATGAATGAACAAGACAAACAAATCAGCAGTCTAGCGATTAAGTCGCTTGGTGAAAAAATTGGCAAAGAAGCTACTCAATCAGCTACGCTCGAAGCACTCTACACAGTAACCGCTATGGAGCTTGAGCAGATGAAACAAATCATCGAATCTGACGAAAAGCTGAAAGCTAAGTTTGAAGAAGTGAAAGGAAAAATGACAAATGGCAATTAACAATTATGAATTGGCAGGAAAGCCTTACACTCGTGGCCTTGGGGATAACCTCAAGACCGTGGTTGAAATCCGTCTGTCAGATGGGACTCGTTACAGTACGAACATGCGTGAACTGGCAGGTGACCGCACGAATGAGCAAGAGGACGTTTTGATTCAAGCAGTACTTGATATCCTGAAAGCCGAGTTGGACCCAGGTTCAGCAATCGTGAAGGCGCAAACTGAGATTGAGCAAGCTGTCCAATCTTTAGCAAAAGCTAAGACAGACCTTTCTGTAAACAAAGAGAACATCGATAGCGTATCAGCGATTACTGAGGTTCTTATTGCTTTGGCGATCGGCCAGAACGGTGGCATGCCCACGAACACTTACAGCAAAGTTGCACAGTTTATCAAGCCTCTTGCAAAAGACCGTCGCTACTCAAATGGTGATATCGTATCCATGCCTTACCCTTACGACACGAATCCGAAGTGGCCAAAGGATACAGCAACAATCCTGAAATTCCAGATGCAACCATCTGAAGGGTACACATGGAAAGACCAGCCTCTTGCTGAAATGCTCCAAAAAGGTATTTTGACCATTGTCATGCCAAGGATTGATTGAGGGGGATTTTATGTCATGGTCTGAAATAATCGAGAAAATGATACATGCAATCACTCAGCTTGCTCCTACAATCGGAGTTGTCGCAACTGGTTGGTTCGGCATGCGAGCTAGTAAAGCAGGTCACCTCAACCAAGAACAGTTCAAGGAGCTGAAAGGCGAATTGAATACTATTCACGCTATCGGTGAGGAGAATAAGCAAAATATAACCGAAATCAACAACAAGCTAGCAGTACATGATGAAGCGCATCTAGCTACTATGTATCTACGGCTTGAGCGTGATATTACAGTCGCACTCAAGCGTGGATATACAAGCGTTCACGAGTCGGATATTATCCATAAGATGCACTCAAGTTACAAGAAACTCGGAGGCAATGGGCGCATCGACGCCTTATTTAACAAATACTTAAATTTAGAAATTGCGGAGGAAAACACAAATGCAACAAATTACTGAAATCATCGTAGCATCAGCTACTGGAATCTTGACTGTTTTGGCAGGTATCGCAGTCAAAGCAGTCAAAGACTACCTGGTACAAAAAGGTGGTGAAAAGACCATCAAGATTGTCGAAATCCTTGCTAAAAATGCGGTCAACGCGGTTGAACAGGTATCAGCTGTGACCGGCTATAGAGGCCAAGAGAAATTGGAACAGGCGCAAACTAAAATCCGTGCCGAGCTTACTAAGTACAATATCAATATGACTACCAAGGAATTAAATACATTCATTGAATCTGCAGTCAAGCAGATGAATGATGCGTGGAAGGAGCAGTAAGTATGGGACTAAATCTTGAAACAGCTATTGCTTGGATGCGTGCTCGAGAAGGGCAAGTATCTTATAGTATGGATGACCGCAATGGGCCTGACTCTTATGATTGCTCAAGCTCTGTCTACTACGCCTTGAGGAGCGCTGGAGCCGTCTCAGCTGGTTGGGCAGTCAATACTGAGTATGAACATGACTGGTTGATTAAGAATGGCTATGAACTCATTGCAGAAAATCAGCCATGGGATGCTCAGTGTGGAGACGTCTTCATTTGGGGACGTCGTGGATATTCTAGCGGCGCTGGTGGCCATACTGGTATTTTTGTGGATAGTGATAACATTATCCACTGTAACTATCGTTTCGACGGTATCACGGTCAATGACCACGACGACATTTGGCTTTACGCAGGACGACCTTACTATTATGTGTATCGCTTGACTAATCCATCTGCAGCTGCTGAAGAAGTAAAAACTGGTTGGCAAAATGACGATACTGGTTACTGGTTCGTTCGTGCAAACGGTTCTTATCCAAAAGACCAATTTGAGTACATCGAGGAAAACAAATCCTGGTTCTACTTCGACAGCCGTGGATATATGTATTCTGAAAAATGGCTCAAACATACTGATGGTAAATGGTATTGGTTTGACAAGGATGGCTACATGGCCACTTCCTGGAAGAAAATCAACGGGAAATGGTATTACTTCAACCGCGATGGATCTATGCGTAAAGGCTGGGTGAAGTATTATTCAGACTGGTATTACCTTGACGAAAAGGATGGCGACATGAAATCGAGTCGCTTTGTACCTTACAAAGATGGCTACTACATGCTTCTTCCAGACGGTCGCTTGGCTGACAAGGCTGCATTTACTGTTGAGCCAGATGGGCTCATCACTACTAAATAATTTTTTAAAAAATAGAAAGGAAAATTTCTAAAATATTGTTCGAATTGTAACCGCAGGCTGTTTAGCTTGCGGTTTTTTTGTTTGTCTGAAAGTACTTTCTAAAATAAAAAAAGTTTGAATTTCTTTATGTTTTTTTGTTGACAAACTATCTTAAATGATATATAATATACTTGTAAGATAAATAAAGGAGAAATCAAAATGAAATCACAAGTTATGACATTGGCATGGAAAATCTTCAAAAACGAAAAGAATGATGTGACATTCTCAGAAGCCTTGAAATTGGCTTGGAAAGTAGTTAAACGTCAAAATATGGCTGATGATTTCTACTTCTTCCATTCTTCAAATGTGAAATTCCAAGGGGTTAAGAAATGGTTCGCCGAAAAAGAATTTTATGGACGCAACAAGAAGGATTTGGCCTTCATGTCTGTTACCGCGATTAGCGTCAATGAATTGCTTGAAGAAACTGAGAAGGCTGTTAAACTTGAAATCGTAACACCTTACGGAACATCTGCTAAATGGTACCCAAAGAGCGTACTTGCTTAATTTAAAATTAAAGGAGAAACTAAAATGGAAATCAACAACGACATCAAAGACCTAATTTTGGAATATGTAGGACGATACTTCAGATATGAAAATGATTTCTATAAACTACCAGGTATCAAGTTCACTGATGCCAACTGGCAGAGATTCAAGAGTGGTGAGACCTCTATCGAGAAGATGGGCGCTGCACGAGTGAATGCTATGCTTGATCGCTTATTTGAAGACTTTGAATTAGCTATGATTGGCAAGGCTCAAAATAGTTACTATCTAAATAATTCTCTTAAAATGAACATGACATTTCACGCTTACTATGACCAATTCAAGAAGCAACAATTATTGAAATGGATTGAGAATAGTAGAGAGGACATCATCGGTGGTGCAGGTCGCATATATACTGCTGATGGGAATTGGATATGTAGCGCTTATTTGAAGGTGGCCTTGGAAAGTAGCAGTCTAGGAGATGGGTCATATATGCTTCAAATGCGATTCAAGAACTATTCTCGTGACCCAAGACCAATCCCTGCAGGGCGTCAAAATCGACTTGAATGGATTGAGAACAACTTGGAGAATATTCGATGAGAGAGAATATAATCGGTCAGAGGTTCAATCGTCTCGTTGTCATAGAAGATGACGGGACGAGGTCTTCTAAAGGAGAAATTAAATGGCTCTGTCAATGTGATTGTGGCAATCTATATCACGCCCTCAGATATAGATTAAAGAACGGTCTAACCAAATCTTGCGGGTGCCTTAACGACGAGAAGAAGCGTGGCCGATTTAAAGATCTATCAGGAACTGAAACGGATAACTTCAAGATTATTGACAGAGCATATTCTAAGGATCAGCGAGTTTGGTGGAATTGTATCTGTAAGCACTGTGGCAAGAGCGTGATTCTGAATAATAATCTTATCGGCCATCAGACCTCTTGTGGATGTAGACGAGGAGCATCTAAGGACTATATGGACTCTATTCGAGATCCTGAGAGTCGAAAATCCACGAAACCAACCGCTAGGAATAGTACTGGTGTTAGAGGTGTCTATTTCAACAAGCGAAAGAAGAGATATCAAGTATTCATCAATGTTGATAAGAAGCAGAAATATTTAGGAAGCTATTCTTCTTTGGAAGAGGCTACAAAGATTCGACGTGAAGCGGAAGAGGAATATGGATATAAATAAAAACAGTGAAAAAATCACTGTTTTTTCTTTTTTCTACGAATAGATAAGTAGGAGGAAAAAAATGAACATTTTAAATATTGAACTTTCGAGTATAGAGCAGACCGACCTAGGCTTTGAGCATTGGGTAGATGTGACTTATCAGGTGCCGATTTTGAAAAATGAGTATACGGTCAAATTGTTGTTACTTATGGAATGCAAGATAGAGGACCAGGAAGTGATTGAATATCTGGTCAGCACCTGGAAGTATCGTGATCTCGTGCTGCACTCGGTGCGGATGTATGAGATGGAATCGGACGAGACATAAGACCGTGAGCGAATCACGGTTTTTATTTGTCTGAAAAAGTCTCTCATGGTATAATAACTTAAAAATAAAATTAGTAGATAGCTAACAGGGATACACTAAAGGATACAACAATCCTTTTACAAGTTGGTCTAATAAGGTTTTTATAACTCCCACCGGCTCCATTATGAACAGGTATACAGTAGATTTTTTCCAAATTATATCCTTTGTTGTATCCTATTTATTCTAGTGTGTTAGTGGAGAATTACTCAAGAGGCTGAAGAGGACGGTTTGCTAAATCGTTAGGTCGGGTAACTGGCGCGGGGGTTCGAATCCCCCATTCTCCGTTAGATAAACCCAGTGTTTTTCTAAACAACTATCCTTGGAGGTGGTCTCCAAGAGTAAACTTTCATAAAGAGGTGAAACATGAAAAAGATCAAGTTACTAAGTATCTTAGCACTCTCAACAGTTGTCTTGGGTGCATGTTCCGCATTTTCTAATCAGTCATCTGAAGCTTCTTCTGATGACAAGGAGAAAACGGAACAAGTTGAGAAGAAGGATGAAGCAGCGGAAGTTAAAGAGAAAGTTACAAAAGATGCTGAAATTCTCTTAGACTCAGTTCTCACTAGCGACTCTAGTCGATTTAAAAAGATTTATGGCGAAACCTATGAAAAATGGACTGAGGCCATTTTTGCAGTGCAAACAAGTGAAAAAATCAAAGAAGAAGGGCTTTCACCTGCATCTACCTACTCAGTACAATGGCACAAAGATTTCCCTGTAGAAACTCCAGAAGAAACCATTTCAGGTTTCTTGAAGATGAAACGCAAGTTATTCCAAGATATCGGTTCTTACACTGTTAAAGATGTGAAGGTTGATGAATCAGGCAATACTGCGACTGTTACTTTTAACTCTAAGAAGTTGCATTCTAAAGGGTTGACTTCATCAATTCGAGAAGTTCTAACAATTCTTATTGGTGGTATCGATAACCTAGGTAAGTACAACCAAGCTGGTTCAAACGTCGACATCAAGCGTTACCAAACATTGGTGACATATTGGATTTACGAACACCTCTTCAGAAAAGATTTTGCTACCTACAGTGATGTAGATGCTGAAGCTGCTCTTACACCTCTTACTACTGGAGATTTTGATACAGAAATCAAACTAACCAAGGATAAGGATGGAAACTGGCTGATTTCTCAAGAAGATTATCGTACTTTATCAACTGAGTTAATGGATACTACTGAGGGATATGATAAGATTGATCGTAAGAACTCTACAAAATCTAAGAGCAAATCAACAGACAAGTCTTCTGATAAATCTTCAGATAAATCCACTGATAAATCAACAGACAAATCTTCAGATAAAAAAGATAAAAGCAATATCTAA